GATTATGTTCGCAAAAATATTAAGTTTAACTTTTACGAAAAAATATTAAATGTAAGTGGATTTGATTATTGGGTTCCAATTAAAACACTCTACTCTGATGGTTTTCCACAGGCAGATGTTACTGCTGGAACATTAGAAATATCCTTAAGAGACTTTTATTTCTTTTTAGAATCTATGCCTGCCCCAAGAATGCTGGTAACAGAAGTATCTCTTAGTTATGCAATTAGTTTAATTCTTGATTATATTGGTTTTAGCAACTACGCATTTTATAGAACAACGAACGAACCAGATCCAATTATTCCATATTTTTTTATTGCTCCAGATCAGACGGTAGCAGAAGTATTAAATCAACTTGCAGTTTCTACACAAACAGCAATGTTTTTTGATGAATATAATAATTTTATTGTAATGAGCAAAAACTATATGCTTCCAGACATAGATGATAGAACATCCAGCATGATTCTATCTGGATCTAATAATCAATCTGTTAACGGTATTGTTGAAAACTTATCTTCTGGAACGCTTCCAAATATTATTTCAATTGCATCTCAAGATAAAAAAGTTTATAATAATGGAAAAATTAATTACACAACAAGATATATTCAAAGATCTTATGGATCTATTCGTCAAGCAAACATGATTGATATAGATAAGACTTGGATTTATAAGCCTTCACTTTTGTGGGAAGTATCTGGAACAGATTCAACTAAAACAATTAATGAGGTTGCATCTAAACAAGGAAAGTATGTTTTAGGGGCAATGCCTTTAAATTCTGATCTTACTGCATCACCACCAAGTGTTGTTAATCGTAAGATAGTAAACAATGTTTTTGATCTTGGAGAAAACGTTTATTGGCTTACAAGATATCAAGGATATTTTTATTCTAATGGAGAAGTTATCAGATATGATGCTGCACAATTTAATGTTACTCTTGCAATTTGGTATCCAATATTATCAGACGGTATTAACTTAAATGAATCTAAACCAGAAATTGTTCTGCCTGGAAGACTAGCGCCATCAAGCGTTATTGATGATTTAGACAAAAGAATTGCAAATGGAGAAATTACAGAAGCGCAAAAGGGTGAAGAGATTCAAGCATGGAGAGTTTCTCACAGACAGGGCAGTAGCAATGTTTGGATTACTAATAATCAAGAGTATCAAAACTTTTTTAGATCATTACCATTTAACGGAAAGATATACCCAACTGGCCTAGTAAGAATTTACACAGTTCCATTTTATGAACAAGTTGAAGGCGTTACTCGTTTACAGAACGGTGCAGTTTATGAACATGGACGTGCTCAATTTGGAACAACAATAGCAAGTCACACTGCTGGAATAGATACTTATTGGTCAGACAATGCTTATGTTAGAGGTTGTGACATGGAAACTCAATATTTATTTACAACAACTTTGCTTGAAGATATTTCTTTGCCAGCAACAACAACTGGAGCAGCAGGAGTAAATAACTCTAAAGCCCAGCAGACATCAAGGGGCGGAACAATTAAAAACTTTATGTCTTCAAGTTATACAACTGAAACTCCAGTGAACTCAACCATATCTCCAAAAACTGGAACAATTCAATCATCAGCCTTAGTAATGAATGGACCAACCTTTGAAACAACTGAAGTCCCGATTGATTTAGTATCTTATGTCTATAAAGAATTAGATAATTCTTATAAGCATTTTGGAACAAGAATGCGTATTATTGGCAAGATTGAAAATAATGAGCGTCGTAGTCAAACACCAAATGGAAGTACAACCTATTACCAGGTTGCTGGAGTTCAACCTGATCAGCCAGTAAGCATAGGTGGTGGTTCAGGAGGATTGGCAGTATTGCTTAATCCAACAACTAACAACGGATATTATTTTGAAATTGCTGCATTGACAAGCGATAACATAGAATCATATTTACAATTAGATAAAGATAATCAATCAGATATTTCTATTAACAATGTTGTTTTTTATAAAATTAAAAAAGATGCGTCTAACAGTAATGCAATTCCTATAAAACTTTATGGCGGTCTAGCAAAAATTACAGTTGACGATGGAAGGTTTACTGGTCAGTACAGAATGGCTGGTGAGGAAAATCCGACGGTATATGATTTAGCCGTAGAATATCAGGACATAGGAAAAACAAGAAGATTCTATCTATACATTAATAATCAATTAATTAAGGTTGTAGACGACACAGACCCACTTCCAATCTACAATAATATGGCCCCGTTTGTTCGTGGTTCATCTAGAGTTATGTTTGAAAATATCTATGCTTTGTCACAGAACTATTCTCAAAACACTGTCTTCACAGTTGGAGAAACCCTATCCTCTGCTTTTGGGGATAACGAGATAAGCGCTAGTGAGTCTTTAAGAAAATATGCAATGAGCGGTATTGTTCAGGCAACCTATCTATCTGGAATTAGTGCTCAGCAACCACCTAAATATAATTTATACTTTGACGAGTTTGGCTCAATTATGAGAGAGTGTGCTTATTTTGATGTTAAGTATGATCGTGCATACCCTGCACTTTATGCCAAGTTATCACCAACATTTAACAATATTAAAGGCTACGTCTCATCTGGGTTTTATGCAGACTCATACGGTGCTGAATTTTTAATATTTAATGCTACAGATACGGCCCTAAACCTTGACGAAACAAGCGGTAACTATCTAAGAATTCAAGGCGTTACATTTACACAAGATACTACCCATGAGTTAACAGTTGATGAGTATTTTAAAAAGCGTAGTAATTTTTCTAACCCATTACTAACTGGATCTTCTCAGATTGTCTCTCCTCAAGTTGAAAAACAAAGGTTTGATGAAATTAAAAGAAGTAGAATGATTTATGGAAACAATGAGTTTACTCTTGATACTCCATACATACAGACACAAGATGATGCAGAAAATTTGATGGGCTGGATGATAGATAAACTTATGGTTCGTAAAAAATCAGTTGGTTTAAAAATATTTGCAACTCCAACAATTCAACTTGGAGACATTGTAACAATTAACTATAAAGATTCTAATGGTTTAGATTTAGTCACTTCAGTTAATTCTAGATTTATAGTATATAATATTGAGTATTCAAGAAAAATAAATGGTCCAGACATGACACTTTATTTAGCGGAGGTGTAACATGGGTGCAGACAGAGACTATGATATAAAAAATTCGTACAATCCGTTAGCGTCAATAACGGCTGCACCATCTAACTCTGCAGAAACAACATTTAACTCTGCTATGGCAAATATGGATAGAGTTTTAGCAAATCCAAAAGCAACACAAAAACAAATTGTTGCAGCATCGGAAAGACTTAACTCGGCAACTAGTAAATATGCAAATTCACTTTTAAATACTATTGATAAACAATCAAGTTCTGAACCTGCCAACATTCCAAATACTTTTGTTCCAACAGAAGATTCAGGTTTTTCTTCTGGCGCAAGCATTACAGCAACACCACCAGCACCAGAACCAGAGATGTTTTCTGCAACAATGTTTGCAGCCCCACCACCAGTTAAAACAGCGACTTTAGACATTATACTATTTGATGAAACATCTGTTCCTACAGATGGAATGTTTGATCAAATATTTGAAAATATCGGTGGTCAGGAATTAATTAGTATAACAAGATCTGATATTGTTAATGGACAAAAAATATCATATCAACCAATCAAAAACCTTTCAGCCATTCAACAAAGGTATAATCCAAACAATATTCTTAGCCTACAACAAACCGCAGATAAATTTTTTGCTGGATTCTCAATTAAACTAGAAGACAAAATTCCAGAAACTGGCAACGGTGTTAATGGAGAAAATATATACCTTAACGCAACAGGAGACTTAGTTATTGAACTTATTAATGTAAACCCTGATGAACAAGTAGAAACACAGATTAGCATAAATGGTACAATATATGAAGCAGATCTTGGAGACTATACCTCATGATAACTAATACTGGTAAAACTATTATTGCAAAGTATTTACTTGGACAGGCCCCTGCCTATGCATCGTACATTGCTATTGGTTGTGGTGCTACTCCATTAGATACCGCCGATGAAATCGGAGATTATTCAACAAAAACAAATTTAGATTTTGAGATGTTTCGTGTTCCAATATCTTCTAGAGGTTTTGTAAATGAAGACGGTGTAGATAAAATTGTTCTAACAGCAGAACTACCAACAGAAGAAAGATATGAAATATCTGAAATTGGAATATATTCTGCAGGATCTAATCCATCTGCAGGAGCATAT